GATTCAATCTCGTGTTCAATAGTTTTCTTTTTCATATATGATAGTATGTTTGAGTAATGGTGCGCCAGTACTCCATCTGGCGCACCATCTTCTCATCATTTATTCTACTACTATGTTCAACTTACGAGTTGAACAAATTGTTGAATTCGTCAGCAATTTCCTTAGTGCTGGAAGGAGCCTTGACCGCAGCCTTGGTCGTAGCACTTTTTGGTGCAGGAACATCGGCGGGTTCTGCTTCAGTAGTAGCAGCAGTGGCGGAAACAGTCTCGCCATCTTCAGCAGCTTCCTGCGAAGAGTTCAACCAAGTATCCATTACAGCGGCCAGTTCTTCGTAAGACAGTTCCGGAAACAGTTCTGTCACGTTCTTCTGGTTCTTGACCTTCTCCTTGATGGCGGCATCAGAAGGGTCAAACGCGGGAGTCTGATTTGGCTTTACGCGAATTGTGGTCTCGGGGAAGCTCTTGCCAGTTTCTTCGGCAGTCTTGAACTCCACGACAATGTCACGACCTGCACGCAGATCAGTAATATCGCCATAGTCAGCATCAGCAATAATGCTCAAGATTTCCTGATACACCTGCTTGCCCATACCCCAGAACTTCACACCTTCGTGCTCTGCTCCACGAACGAGAACAGGTACATATGTACGAAGCTTGGGCTCAAGCGAGCGACCAGTCTTCCACTCTTCCTTGTCTCCGCTCTTCTTGAGCTTGTTGGCAAACTCAACGATAGGATCGGGGCGACCAAATGAAGCAGGAGACAGATATGTCTTACCGTTCATATTATAGTGGAAAAGCAGTTCAATGAACGGATTTTCAGGATTGTGAGCATAAGGAACGATTCGGATTACGTTCTTGCCCGGTGTTGGCTTCCACACGGCGGTGGTCTTGTTTTGTGTGCTCTTGAGCGAATCAAGACGCGACTTAATTTTGTTAAGGTCTAATGACATAATTATTTATTCGTTAATTGTTAATGTGTTTTGACCAATTTGAAAATACTCAACTCGGTCAATGTTGAATACTATGACTCAATAAATGATAATCGTCAATCTATAAGAAGCCGTTGGCTATTTTTTCAATCGTTAATCAGTCATTCGTTAAGTATCTATAACTATAAACTAAAGAAAGTTTATGCTTAACTTATCTGATAAATTTTCATCAACCGTGTTGGCGTGACTTTTATTTTGCCTTCTCTGGCAGTAATGAATGAGTTCTTATATTGTTCCCAGTTTATCTGAAATGTATTTGATACTATGCCGTTATTCTGCTCTTTGATAAGTTCATTCAGAGCATTGATGCTGTATATAATATTATGTTCTTTTTTACGATGAACAGAAATGGTGTTGGTATAAAACTGACTACCGTTCTTTTCAGCATTATATGTCAGAAATATTTCGTCCTTATTGGCGACGTTTTGTAATACATACACTTTCTTTTCAAGTATGTTGTAATACTCAGACAACGCATCTATTTCGTTTTGATATGTATTATACTTTGCGAAAGTGCAAAGAAGTTGTGCGTTGCTGCCTGCCATATTACGTCATGTTCTTTTCTGCAAAGATTTTGTATTCATCTCTGTCAACACTCTTAACCGGCACAACTTCACCGCTCAATCCAACAACGGCTACAGTATTTCCTTCAACATCTCTATATTCACCATATGGTTCCGCTCTCCAACCTTTTTTAGCGGCAAATTTCTTTGATACAGAAGAATATTGTTCGGGAGGAGTTGTTACCACAGGAACGTCTATAGCGGGAGCGGCGGCTGAGGCTGGTGCGGCTGGTGCGGCTGGTGCTTCCGAACTTGGTTCTTGTGAATACTTTCCTTTATAAGTAGGTCCAAGTTTTTTTGCGGCATATTTCAATAGCGCGTCACTTCTTGAATCTACATCCAAATCTTCTTCGGGAGCTTGCGACTTTGGCTTAGAATCTTTTGGAGCATCCGAGGGAGTTCCTGTTTGTACAGTTTTTTTATTTGTTGGTTGCGCAACTGGCGCGGATTGTTTTGCTGTCTGACCGGTATTAACTTGTTGATCTACAGAGGTTGTTGCCTGTGCCGTCTGTCGTCTTTGTTTTCCCTTGCGTTTATAGTAAAGATTCATACCACCCTTACCGTGGGTTGGGTCCGATACAGCGTGTGTTCCTTTTTTTATTGCAGCGTCACGATATTCTTTAGATGGAAATGTAACCAACCATCCTTCCTTGTTATAAGCTTGGCGGTCTGGATATTTTCCTTCTGCAAACATTGCCGTGTCGAGTAGATTTTCTGCTATTTCCTCGGTCAACCCAAATCGCACAGAGCGTTCTACAAAAACAGCCAAGTGATCGGCGTTGTGTATATCAAATACTCCGGACGATATTCTATCGTCAGATTCGCAGTCAAGTATTACGTTTTCTATTAATTTTTCAATTTCATTTTTCATTGTACATCTCCGCTACTTTTTCGTTTGATAAGAACTGGTCCACTCTGCGCATAACCATAAAACATCCAGTCTCCAAACCAGTTTTCTAGATTTGATTCATATTCAAATGTGCCATTTTCTTTGAATAAAATAATTCCGCCAGTATAACTTCCCCCCGATGAGGATACAGCCTTGAGCATTTCACTTGCAACTTTAACTGGGTCGTAAATGTCTTTATCAACTTGGGGATGATATTTGAAAAACTCAAGTCTTTTTATTTGTGGAATTATTATTTCCATTTTTCTTGCTTGTTTTTCAATTGGAGATACTTTTATTTGAACAGTTGATCCTTCTGGTGCTGGTTCTTTTATCTTTTTTTCATTCTCTGCATCAAGGTCTTTCAATTTAAGAACTTTTGTGCTATCGTCTAAATCAAATTCTACCTTCTCGGTACCAGTAACCGTTCCATATTCTTTTTCTGAAAGTCCTCTTACATATAATCGCAAAGTTTCTAAACCATATATTACAGAAACTCCCAAACTAAATAATGAAGGATTTTTTATAAAATCTTCGGTTGCAGTATAATCGCTTCTTTTCTTTCCTAGCGAGCCTAAACCGTCTTCTGCACCGGATTCTTTTAAAAGATCAATCAATGCTTCCTTATATTCATCTTTTCTACAATATTCCATGAGTTCTGTGAGTGCTCGTATGTAGGGAACTTTATCAAATCCTCCTCTACCGAATGCCGCAACGGTTATTCTAAAAATGTCAGAACCTTCTTTTACATCTATTTTTCTACCATCGGCCAGCAAAATATCCCCAGACTTCGTTCCTGCACTTTTCGCGTCTTTGATCAACAATACAATTATATATTCTCCACGACCCGCAGAACCAGTAGAATCTACTTTTTTCGCCGACGATCTTGCACCGTCCAATGCTTTCATAAAGTTCAAGAAGTCCGATTGTTTTATTTTCTCGTTTATATAACTTACTGCACTTTCCGGCGTTTCATTATCCAAGTGTTCAAGAAAATCCATTTTATTCTGTGCAGAAAGCTCATCCAATGCATCAATAATTTTTTCTGCGGAGTTTTGATTAAAACCTTTTTCTTGCGTGAGAAAATTTACATCCCATTTTGCCTTTACGCCAAAAGTTTTATGCCATTTTTTAGCCGCTTGCCCCGACTTTATCATTTCTATGCTCGTTCCGTCTTGATACATCGGATGATTTTTTGCGATTAACGATCCTCCTTTATTTACAAAATATTTAGAAGCAAGTGGATTGATCTCATCTCGTTCTGCCAGTATTTCATTTAATATAGAAATATTTTCTGGGGTGTCATGTCCACTCGCCAAACCATCTGGCGAACGCATCGCCCATTCATTGAGAACATACTCTATAATCTTACTTTTTTCCATGATATATAAATATTCGTATATATGAGATATACGCTTATTATAAATATTATATAGAGATCTGTTTCATATCACCATAATTCTTGCCTGCATATACTTTTACCGGAAACTTGTCGCGTTCCATTATGCTCTTTATTCTTTTTATAACAGGCATCTTATCGCTTTTATGAGCATCAAACAATATGCTATCGTATGTATATAGCACAGGCTTGGTTTGTTTATCGCTTAGATAGTTCATTAGTTCGCCAAGCACATCTACTGCCATTTCTGTCTCAAATGCCTGTAGTATATAGTTGAATAGTTTATTGGGAGTAGGATCTTGAATATGACAATGTTTGATTTTTCTGCCATACTTTGGCGTTTCTATATATCCATTTTCCTCAAAGAACTTCCAGCGATGGTCAATATATTCCTGCACCTTCTTTAGATATGGAATATGTATCCATTTCTTATCAATGCCGCCATATATCTGTGTAAATGTAAATCCTTTAGCGACGGCAATATCTTCATCAGTTATATTGGACTTGTTGAAATAATACTTGGATAGATATGCGTATGGATTTTCAGCGGCGTCCATTTGGAAGTTGGATAAGTGAGCAATAAGACGCGGATGAAACGCATTATAGTCCATCATCACAAGCATACCATCGTCGCCATATCTGCTTACAAAGCAGTTTCTGCTACCATCATTCTTATTCAACGCCGCATAATTGACGCCGCCAAATCTATTACTTGGTCTACCTGTTGATGTAAGCAGGTTGTATTGAGAGAATACAAGGTTGTTCTTGATATGGCGATTTTGTTCCTCGCCGAAAATATCAGTAAAATCTTCATTCACGCACAATCCATTTGACTCTAACTTGGCAAACAAGTCAGTCATAACATTGTTGGTGAATACAAATCCCTTCTCGCGAATATTAGACAAGTATATGTTCTTTATCTTCTGAACATTATTGGTGAATACTTTGGCGTGCTTATATACCGGCACACACTTGTTCAGATCAAACATATTCTTGAAATGAAAATCAATGAAGTTATGCGAGTTGGTCGTTTCAACTTCAGATGGCAGTTGGCCATTCTCAAGAAATCTAAACACATCTATGTCTATGAAGTTATAATCCTCGCCAAACAACTGAACAATATTCTTCTTGTCTGAAACTATCTTGTTATGAAACTTGGCATTACGCAATACAACCTTGACGCTCTCAAGAATATTATCCAAGCAGATGCACTCGTTATGATCTATGGGCAAACACCAATAGTCGTCGCTGACATAAAAGTAGAAGAATAATAGTGATATGTTGTTGTTGGAC